ACCATATATTACAGCGGGAGCAACAATTTACGGAGCAACTAAAGGCGGCGGCTCTAAACAAACATCATCTACGCAAGTCGATCCTGCGCAAATGGCTATGTACGAAGACCTTTATGGCAGAGCCAAAGGTATTGCGCAACAGCCATTCGTACCATACACAGGATCAAGAGTTGCTGGATTTAACCCAGATCAGCTTAGACAATTCCAAGCCACTCGCGGTTTATTTGAAACTGGTATGCAGTATGATCCACTCACAGGTTTACAATCATTAGCTCAACAACAAGCACCACAAGCGGGTCAAGTTGGCTCATTGTTAGGAGCTGACATAGGTGCATATCAATCACCTTATCAACAACAAGTTATCGATCAAACGATGGCTGATATTCAAAGACAAGCCGATATAGCCAGAGGTATGTCGCAAGACACAGCAATTGGCGCGGGTGCTTTTGGTGGTTCAAGATCTGCTTTGCTAGAATCTGAATCACAAAGACCTTACATCGAGCAACAAGCTAGAACTGCTGCTGCGTTAAGACAAGCTGGTTTTGAGCAAGCACAAAGAGCAGCCGAATCAGACATCGCAAGACAGCAGCAAATGGCAATGTTTGCCCCAGAATTAGAATTAAAAGCAAGAGCGCAACAAGCAGGATTGCTTGGGGGCGTTGGTTCAATACAACAACAAAGATTGGGTCAACTTGGTCAAATTGGTTTGCAACAACAAAGACTGCAACAAGGCGCATTGGATGTTCCTTATCAAGAGTTTCAAAGAGCTTTGGGATATGCTCCGCAACAACTTGGTTTATTATCGCAAGCTGTGTTTGGACAACCGCAAAATGTAACACGAACCGACAGAACCAGTCCGTCCTTTCTTGATAAAGCTTCTGGCGCTGTAGATTTATATAGTACCCTTAGTGATGTATTTAGTCTGAGCTAAATTATGGCAGTAAACGATTTATCAAAAACATTTGGCATCCCATCTCCAACAGAGACATTGGATTTAACGCCGCAATTTCAAACCTCTCCAGAAACAGGTACTCTAGGCTTGGAACAACCAAGCACATTAACAAGGGTTGGCAGCAGGTTATCTAATAATTTAATTAGAATGGGTGGTTATGATCCCATGCAATTAAGCGGAGAACAGCAAAGAAAACAAGCCAGACTAGCTGGATTGCAAGAACTGTCTTATAGACTATCACAGACAGCTGCTAAATTATCTGGTGATCCAAGAAGGATGCAGATAGCTCAACAGCAAGAGGCTCAGAGGATTAAGGCTAAACAAGATCCATTTAAAAAGAGACAAATTGTAGAAGGCCCTAATGGTTTAAAATATTATGTCAACCCAGACGGATCTTACGAAAGAGTTTTTCCTGGTTTAGAGAAAGAATCAACAACAGGCTCAGTAGAAAGAGTTGGTGTATATGATTTAAGCACAGGAAAACTTACAGGAAGTTTGTTAAAAACTGATTTACAAGGTATAAACGCAATTGAACAAGATCCAAAAAAGATTATTGGCGCTTTAAGATCGCCAACAGTAACAACAGGCACAGATGCCGATATCGATACATGGGCGGTTACAAATAGCGAAGGAATAAGAGTAAAAGACCTTATAAATCCAACCAAAGAAGAGTTGCAAGAGCAGGTTAAAGCTGGAAATTTCATTAATAAAACACCAGTTCTTTCAACAGCAGGTAAAGGTATAGAAAAAGAATTAGGAGAAATAAGGGGTTGGAATGATGATGGTGGTTTATTAGAAAGAGCAATGGCATACAAAGGTCTTGTTAGATCTGGAAACAGAATTGTACAAAATCTTTACGATAACCCAGAATCAGTTTTAGCGGTTGGAGATATTGCACAAGTAGTTGACCAAATAGGTCAAGAATTGACAGCAGTTGGAGCAATTGTTAATCCAGAAGCAAGAAACACTTTTATTAATAAATCACCTCAAGGTCAAGACAATGCAAGAATAAGAGAACAGTTTAGAGAGTTGGCTGGACAAACAGCTTTAACAGAATCACAATTATTAGACTTTGCCTATCAAATTGCCAAAGTTAGGGGTCAAGAAGGAAGGGGTCTTTCAGATCAAGACTTTAAAAACTTTCAAAAAATTATTTCTGCTGGTAGAACCGCAGAACAAAAAGCAAGAGCTTTAACCAATTTTATCGAAGGAATAAAATCAGAAGTACAAGGCGCTCTTGAAGATGAAAGAGAGTATAGAAATGCAACGCTTGCAAGAGATCCAGAAAACAGACAAGCAAATGCGGTTGTGTTAGGTATACAAGATGTATTTTCTACTGGATTTGCAGATATACAGAATCCATTTATGCAACAACAAACACCACCTCCAACAACAGGCGGGCCTAGAAGAATAAGAAGACAAGTTCCTTAACAATGGCAGAAAAAGTAATATACGAGTACGATTTGCCAGATGGTTCAATCCTAGAGCTTGAGGGTGAAGTGGGTCAAGAAGCAAAAGCTGATGCAGAATATAAAAGAATTATTGCTACAGAATTTGCACCACAACCTAAAATACCAAAACAAACTGCGCTAGATTATGTAAAGGATGTTGGAAGATCTGCATTAACAGGAGCTTACAAAAGTTACGCTGGTTTTGCTGGATTACCTGGAATGGTAGAAAGAGCGCCGTCTGCTGTTGCTCAATATTTTGGATCAGAAAATTTAAAAAATTATTTTGATGCTTTACAAAAAATAAGCCCAATGCGAGGACAATTGCCTGGAGGATATAAATATCCAACCCCTGGAATGATTAGCAGCGGTGTTGAAAAAATAGCACCATTTTTAAAGTATGAGCCACAAACAATGCCAGGAGGTTACACAGAAGCTGTAGCAGAATTTACTGTTGCCCCACTAGGATTTGCTAAAACTGCTAGCGGACTTACTCAAGCAGCAATTGTTGGAACTGGAACTGGAGCAGCACAAGAATCATTAGAACAGGCGGGCGTGGGTACTGGCGGTCAATTAGCTGGGTCATTAGGCGCAGCGTTGTTGTTAGGAAGGTTGACATCCCCATCAAGAGCAGAACGAATTTTGCAAAAAACCATGAAAACAGTCGATCAAGCAGAAATTGATTTAGCAAAAGAAGTACAAACTCAAGCTAAAGAATTGGGAATTAATATCACCGCTCCAGAACTAATTGATAATCAAATCTTGCAATCATTGGCTGCAAAAATTTATGGCTCTGATGCTGGTTCTGAAATAATGTACGCATATTTAAAGAAAAGACCAGAACAGGTTAAAAATATTGCAAAAAATTTGTTAAATGAATTGTCTGAAAATCCAGATTCTTTAAGAGATTTTTGGAGGTCTGTAGGCACAACTGGCAAAGAAGCTGTTAAAGACGCACAAAAAGCAAGAAAAATTTCATCCCAAGAAAGTTATGAGGTTTCAAATAAAGAGTTTGTTGACGAAGGATCAGTTTTAAATTTAATCAAAGAAATAGATAGATTAATTGCAGACCCAACATCCCCAATTGTATCAAACACCGCAACACTTCGAGAATTAAATACTTTAAAAAAACAATTAATAAAGAAAAAGGTAACCACCAAAGATGAACCAGTAATTATCTATGATCCGTCTGGAAACCCTTTAACCGAAGCAATAGATACTACGCGCATAATACCCCAAACTAATGTCAATAAATTAGATTCAATTTTTAAACAATGGAGAGATCAAATTAAAGACTCTAGGGCAAATCAATTAACAGATAAAAAGTACATAAACAAACAAAGTCAATTTATATTTTTGCCAGAAAGCGGTGGTGGTGTATTAAATAAATTAGAAGATATTATTTCAACCAATCCAAATTATGCAAAAGCAAAAAGAATTTATTCAGAAGTAAATGATGAATTAACAACGCCAGTAATAAATAATGTTGGTGAATTATCTAAAGGAAAAATACAACCAAGCACAATAAAACAATTTGTTTTAAATCCAGATAAAAATAATTCTGTAGATATAGAAAAAACTTACAAAATTTTAAATGAAAAAGATCCAACTATATTTCCTGCAATTGCAAGGCTTTACATTCGAGGTCTTGTAAACAAAAGACTAATCAAAAAAGAAACAGGAGAAGACCCCGCTGCTGGTTTTAAACTTTATAAAGATTTAGCTGGTGATGAAGACAAAGTTGCAAATTTTAATGCCATTCTTAAGGGCGTTGCAGAAGCTAATAAGGTTAATCCAAATAATTTAATTTTAGGTTGGAAAAATTTTAATGCAATTTTAGAAAGAACTTCAAAATTAGTAAATATAAACAATCCCGCCTTACCACCAGATCCTAGATTCCTTTCTAAAGATGCGGCACAATTTGGATCATTTATGTGGAGAATAAAATTTGCAAATAAATTTAGTGAAACTTTACAAAAAAGAACTAATAAGCAATTAGCTAATATGTTTACAAGCCCAAACTCGGTTCAGATATTAGAGGAGCTTGGAAAATTAAATGTAGGTTCAAGAGATGCTATCAATAGAGCAATATATCTTTTATCTATAAATGGTTTTATTCAAGAGCAACCACAAGAAACAACAAACACAGAACAACCACAGGTGGCAATACCCGCCGAATAACCCATGCCCCTTGCAACAGAACGAGTTGGTCGTTTTGGTGAATATCTCACAGCAGCAATCCTCTCTCAAGTTTCTGACACAGTAAGCATCGTTCCACACAACGCATCCGCAGACATCATCTTTGAACACAATCTAAAGCTGTATAAGTGCCAGGTCAAAACTCAATCCAAGATAGAAGAACGCAGAGGTAATTGGCGGTTTGATATGCGGAAGGGCCAAAGAGTTGCTCATAGAAAATATAAAGACAATGAGATAGATATATTTGCTTTTGTTTCTATAACCCACAGAAATGTGGTTTTCTCTAAACCCATAGACAAGGGTCAGCTAACCATCGTTGATGAACACATGAAGAACAATGATGCTGTTAAAAACATCAAAGATATATTAAAAAATCTTAATTAAAGATTCTCAATATCAAATACAACTTCTTGATCCTTGTAATGCTTAACGGAGTGTATTCCTAATTGTAGAAAATACTCCGCTAATGCTTGAGGATCTTTGTTTTCCAACCCAGCTACATCTATCAAAGAACGCGCAATGTGTCTGTTTACATAAACAGGCGTATTGTTGTTCCTCTCATTTAGAACTGGATCTTCAAAATCAAACAAGTTCATTGCTTTACTCCTAGACCTTTACCTCCTTGGTATATTGGCCTAATTTGTTACCCTCTCCGTCTACACCATGTACAAGTTGTAGTTCAAGGTCAATGTAATGCTTGGCTTTGAGCAAGTCTTCAACCTTATCAACCTTATCTCTGGTAATAAGTTTCAACACATTACCCATCGACCATGACAATCCATTTGCGTAAATATACTCAATGGGTTGTATGCCATTGCCTTTATAATGTTGTCCACCTACCTGGTTATTGATCGCAAGCATATCGATTGCTTGATCCCATTCCTCTGGCGTTGCATTATCTATACTCATATTCTTCTCCTTTTTTATAAATATATTTGCATATCATATAACTTTAGTGTAAATTTAACAACATTCAAATACAAAAAGGGAGTATTAGGAAATGACAGACACCGATAAAGTCTTTATAGACACTAAGCAATTAGCTAAAAGGTGGGGCAAAAATCCACACGCGCTATCAAATTTAAGGCGTAAAGGCGGAGGCCCTAACTATTATAAAATCGGCGGTAAAGTTCTTTATGATTTAACAGAGATCAAAGAATTAGAAGAAAGCTCATACGTTTCCAATGGCTCACGCAATATTTAGCCCCTCATCCTCAGATCGCTGGTTCAAATGCCCAGCGAGCGCGTACCTAAACTATTCAGCAGAATACAAGGTAGGCATCCCTGCGGCTACAGGAACGCTTATCCATGAGATGTGCGAGATGCTATTAAAAGGCAGACTCAAAGACATGACCTTGCGTGACTATTGGTTAGGTAAAGTTCAGGTGGTTGAAGACTTCGAGATAGAAGTTGATGAGGATATGATTGCGTGCGCGGAAACCTATGTAGAGTACATACATAAAAGAAAAGAAGAACTTAACGCCAAGATGTTGATAGAAGAAAAAGTTTTTATGGATGAGATATCAACAAAGTGTTTTGGAACTGCTGACACAATATTAATTGGTGAAGATCGCATTGCAGTTATAGATTTAAAGTCTGGT